AACCCTTTGCGTATCTACATAACCACGGCATCCTTTACAAAGGAAACCAAATTTTATGAAGATATGCAGATGCTTGAAAGTATGCTCAACGGCGAAGCAGAAGATAACCCGCGCTGGTTTGGTTTGCTGTACAGCCTTGACCCACAAGACGATTGGCGCGAACCCAAGATATGGGCAAAGGCTAACCCCATGCACGGCATTAGCGTGTATGAAGAAGCTATTGCCGAACGCGCAGAACAGGCAAAGCACAAGCCAGCGGCACTTAACGAATTCCTTTGCAAGACACTTAACATTTATGTAAGCGCAAACTCTGCTTGGCTAGACCGCACATATTGGGACGATAACCGCGCATTGATAAAAACCGAACGCGAACCCGAATCCGTATATATAGGTTTCGACTTAGCGGCAACCCGCGACTTGAATGCAGTATGTACGCTTAAGCGGTTTGCCGATGATGACTACGAAGCCGAGTTTAAATTCTTTTTGCCTGAAGATGGTTTAGAACTTGTCCCCAAGCATTACAGCGATATTTTTAGGGTGGCAGTCAATAGCGGCATTTTGCACATCACAGAGGGCAATGTGATGGATGACCGAGAAATCAGCGAATACATCATTGGGCAAGCATCCAAATACGATGTTAAGGAAATTGGCTTTGATGCCTACAATGCGGCATCGTTGGTTGCACGATTACATGATGCTGGCTTGCCTGTTAAGAAAGTCGGGCAAGGCATGGCTGTGTTAAGTAACCCAAGCAAGCACCTTGAAAAGTTAATTATGAATTATGGTGTTAAGCACAATGGCAATCCATTTGTTGGTTGGCAACTTGGAAATTGCGAAGTGTATACAGATGTAAATGGAAATGTTAAAGTGCGAAAAAATGAAAACGACAAAAGCGCAAAGGTTGAAAAGAATCTAATACCCTTTTCGGACAAACTGCATTAGGCAATAACATTGTCTATCAAGGCAATAATAAGAATCCGACAGTAAACACGCAGATTTTGTATGTCACTACTGGCAGTACAACAAACGCTGGTCGCCCTGTTGATACTTCACTTTTAACCCGCAATAGCACTGTGATGGCTTGCGTTGGTGTAAAAGCCCGAGCAATTTCACAATTGCCAATCAACATCATGGCAATGGCAGAAGATGGCAAATATGTAAACGCATTAACTGACCCGAATGTGGGTGTGCGTGACAAAATCAAAGCCAAGCAAGTCTATTCATTGCTGGCTAATCCGAACAATTTTCAGAGCCAATACGAATATTGGTATCAGTGGATGATGTGGCACGAATTGCTTGGTGAAGCGTTCACGCTGTGGTGGAGAAAAGACCAATCTGACCCATCGCAAACGCCATTAGAAATGTATGAACTGGACAGCACACTTATTGCTGTGACTATCACGCCAACGCGATACCCGAGCTATCGGCTGTCAACGCCAAGCTACGGCTTTAACAAAGATGAACCGCTTGCCGCGCATCAGGTCATGCACTGCAAAGATATGGCATGGCAAGGTTCAGCGGGTTTTAACAAAGGCATATTAGCGGCTGAGTTGGTTGGGCTTGACCAAGACATTGACTTATATGCCAACTATGTCATGCTGAATGGCGCAAAGCCCAGCGGTATGTTCATCACTGACAATGTGATTCCTGATGCCAAATATAAGGAAATTGCCGCACGACTAAAAGAAGCATGGTCTAGCATGGTGGGCAGTCAGCAGACGGACAAGAGCAAGCCGGGTCAGGGTATGTTGCTTGACCAAGGCATGAAATACGAACCATTAAAAATGTTAAGTTTGCAAGATACTGATTTGGCAAATTTGAAAAAGCAAACCATGAACAGAATTTGCGGTTTGTATGGTGTACCGCCAGCGATGTTGCATATTGGCGACCAAAAATATAACAATACGCAAACCATGCTGGATGAGTTTTATAAATCCACCATGTACCCGATTCTTGTAAATGTCCAGCAAAAGCTGAAAGCATCTTTGTTCAAAGGCTACCCGAATTTGTGCGTAGAGTTTGACACGCAAGATTTTCTGAAAGGTGCGCCACTTGACCAAATGAATTATGCGGTTGCTGGTGTAAATGCTGGAATCATGACGCAGAATGAAGCGCGGGAATACTTAGGCAAGGCGCATATTGAAGGCGCGGATACATTAAAAGACAGCGGCAAAACCGAACCAATTGCTGGCACAAGCCCGCAGGATACTGGTGGTGGAGGCGGCAACCAAACGCGAAAAATGAACATTGGCAAATAAAATGACTACCATTTTCCAAAAAGTGGTAGGATATTTGCAAGATTACAAACCTAGAGGGAAGCCGCCTCGCGGCAGACCACCCAAAACAATACAAGACATTGACCGAACAAAAGTCGATGAGGTAATTCATGACAAAAAACTTGATGATGGTATGCGAAGCCAAGCTGGTCATGGAAGCGCAAGGCGCGGACAAAGAACCAACTGGCAAGATTGAAGCCTGTGTTACTACATGGGGTGCAAGAGAAGGCGCAGATGGTCGCAAGTTCAACTATCAGCCTGAAGGTTTTATGGATTGGGCAAAAACATTTAGCGCAGAAGGCAAGCCACTGCCAATGTTTTTAAATCATGCCGCTGACGCAATGCCTGTTGGCGAGTGGACACAATTTGAATTTGACGATGATGGCATGACCGCAGAAGGTCGGCTGTATATGAATACCACTGCTGGCTCAGATTTGTATCAAATAATGAAAGAATCGCCAATGATGTTTGGCGGTGTTTCTGTTGGTGCATACGCTGATGAATACCAGTATGTTGACGAAAACGGTATGCCAATGATGGCTGGCGATGACACTAACGAAGGATATTTTCAAATCACCAAAGGCGGCTTGCGTGAAGTCAGCGTGGTGATGTACCCGAACAACCCACAGGCAGAAGTGCATAAGCTGGAATATTTCCGCGAGGATGGTTCTGCCAATTTAAAGAATTTGGAAAAAACTCTGCGCGAAGCTGGGATTTCCAAAAAAGATGCGGTCACTTCCGCATCTGTCTTCAAGAAGGTTTTGGAATTGCGCGATGCTATCCAAGCCCCGATTGAAAATGCGCCACTTCAGAGTGAGTCCGATGTGGATGTGACCGAAGCTGACATACTCAAAGCACTTGAAATGCGCGAGTTGTCAAAAACCCTAGATAAACGACTGAAAGGTTAATCATGTCCCAAGCAATCATTGAGAAGCTGGACGCTATCGAAGCCAAACAAATCGAAGCGGTATCAGCAGTAGAAGCAAAAATCCCTGAAGCTGTCGAAGCTGTTAAAGCTGAAATGGCAGAAAAGATTTCTGCATTGGAAGCAAAAATTGCAAGTGTGCAAGCACCAGCAATCATCCGCGCCCCACACAAAACTGTGCGTGGTGATGTAAACCGTGCTGTCCGTGAGCAACTGATTTCTTTTTACAAAGGTAACAACCGCGTAGAAAAAGAATTGAAGATGTTTGAAGACGAAAGCCAACACGATGCGTACTTGCGCGAAGCCTCAGCACTGACCGCTGGCGGTAACAACCAAGGTGGTCGTACAGGCTATGACCCTGTGTTTGTTGCTCTGCGTTTGGCTAACCCAATGCGCGGTGTGTCACGCACAGTTGCAACCGATGGTTCAAGCTATCAATTCCGAGTCAAGACAGGTAACGCTGGCGCGGCTTGGGGATACACCATCCAAAACAACGGCGCGGCAACCACTGAAGACACCAGCATTTGGCAATTGGTTTTGCAAGATTTGAATGTGCAATTCCCAATCCGTACAGCCGCGCTGGATGACATCGATGGTTTGGAAGGTAATGTTGTTGACGATATGTTGGCAGAATTCGCACAATCTGAAGCATTGTCAATGATTCAGAATAACGACCAAGCCGCACAATCAGGCACAAACCCTTACGGTGGCACAAACGGCTTGCGCGGTCTTGACCAATACGCTGGTGCAAATGCTACCTACACAGGCGGCACAGCATCCACAGCGGCATTCGGTACAAGCGGTACAGGCTCGACAACTGGCTTGCACAGCTTGGCGACCTATGACCAATTGACTTCCAATGTCAATACTGTTGGCTTAAACAACATTGCATACAAAGATGTGATTAACTTCATGTATTCTTTGCCACAGCAATATTGGACTGCTGACGCGAAGTTTATGGTTAACCCTATCCTTGCTCAAGCAATTCGTGGTCTGCAAGACACTGTTGGTCGCCCAATCTTTAATTCAATGGAATCATTGAACCCAGATGGCATCATCGGTCAAATGCTCGGCTTTGATGTTGTGATTAACAAGTATTTGGACAACCCGTTCCAAGGAACTACTGGCTCTGCTGGTACTAACAGCTTGTACCCCATGTACTTTGCTGATTGGTCGCGTTTCCACACCATTGTTGACCGCTTAAACATGGTGATGCGTCGCTACGACCAAACGGCTCCAGGATTTATAACATTCTATGGAGAGAAGCGTTTGGCTACATCTGTGCGTGACCCGAATGCTGGCGTTCGCTATCGTTCGACAGGCACATCAACCTGATAGTTGCCATTGGGTGGAGGCTAAAAACCTCCACCCTTTTTTTAGCAACCTTTTTTGGAATCACCATGAGCATTACTGAACGAATCCTGACAGGCATTAAACAGACATTGGAAACTGGCGACCGAATCAAGATTGATTTGCGCGAAGCCTCGGCAATTACGGGTTCGGGCGACAATGTAGGTGGTCAGACTTATTTTGATGACGCATTTGCAAAATTGCGTTATGCAAACCCATTTCGTCAAGGCGCACGACAAATTAAGGTAAGTGGCTCAAGCGTTCAATTTGTAGCTAAGACAGGCAATGCCGCATCGTCTACAAATCCTTGGGGTTACACATTTACACCAAACACAGGTTCACCGAATATTGATACAAGCATTTGGCAACTGCCAACTCGCGTATTGGTTGCACAGTTACCTATTCGCACGGCAGTCATGTCTGATGTGAATGGTTTGCAAGCTGAATTGGTAGAAGACCTGATGATGGAATTCAGCCAATTAGAAGCACAATCAATGGCATCCAACAACGACCAAGCTGGTTCAACCACAACAACCACAGGCGCAACTAACGGCTTGCGCGGTTTAAATTATTACCTTGGCGCGGCTGGCGCGGTTTCTGCATTTGGCACAAGCGGCACAGCGATTACAAACGGCATCCACACAATTGCTACTGTTGGTCATGTGCATACAGCGATTGATTACGCGACCTTAGTTGATATTGCCAATGCGTTGCCCGGGCAATATTGGTCATTGCCCGGCACGGCTTGGATGATGAGTCCTTCAGCTATACAAGAAATACGCAAAGACACAATAGGCTCAGGTGGACACGCTTTGATTGAAACAGGCACAGACGATGGCGGTGCTGGCGTATTTATTTTTGGCTATCCTGTAATTGTTAACCCATACTTAGACGCATTTGGTAGTGCTGGTGCTATGCCAATTTATTTGGCAAATTGGGATAGGTTTATGACTATTGCAGATGTTGAAGAAATGACTGTGCAAGCTATGGAACAAACTGCGCCCGGCTTCATCACGCTGTACGCAGAAAAACGCATGGTCAGCACCGTGCGCGACCCGTTTGCTGGTGTGCGCCTTATTGGAACTTAACCATGCCTGTTGAACAACTCGGCTATTTAAACATTGGTGCGCCTACACGCAATCCGTTTAACTATGAAAAGTTTGAACAGATTGCGCGGGACAACTCTACCGCATGGTTAACGCTTGCCGAGATTCGCCAACAGCTTAATTTGTTTGATGACACCAGCCAAGATACATATCTGACCAGCTTGGAATTGGCAACCCGCCAAGCCATTGAAGATTATTTGGGCATGAGTATTTTTGCCACAAGCTATCGGGTCTACTACAACAGCGCAAGCCTGTATGGAACGCCTTTGTCTTTGGATTTGCCTGAAGTCTCGCAAAACAATTCCACACCAGCAAGCGGCGCAACAATAACAAATGTTAAGTATTTCAATGACGCAACACCGCCTGTTCTGACGACTGTTGACCCTGCGACATACTATTACGACAACTCAGGCAATAAAGTAGTTTTGCAGACGCTACCAAGCGATTTAAACAGCAACATGACTAGCCCTGTGTCTTGTGAGTATGTGTCACCAGCAAACCCTCTTGCTTCTTATCCAGTTATTAAGCAAGCTGGCTTGTTGTTGTTTACGCATTTGTACAATCATCGCAGTGACACAACCGAAGGGAATTCTAAGCCAATCCCATTTGGCGTTGCTACGCTTTTGCGCCCTTACAAACCGCTGGTGATGTGACATGGTAGCGCGGTATGAAAACATCGCTGTCAATACATTGTCTTTTGGCAAAAGCGATTTTGGCGAACAAAGCACCACACAAACGCTGTGGTTTAATACACGCGCAACTGTTGCTGATGTGTCAAATTCTGTCCGCATATCGGACAAATACAGGGTGTATGCAGACATTGTGCAAATGACATTGAACTACACGCCAAACATAAAAACAATTGTGAATAATCAAAACGCATATTCAGTGACTTGGCGCGGGTACGATTGGCGTATTGACAATGTGCGCGAAACAAATGACCGACAGTTTGCCCAATTGACCTGTGTGCGTAATGACCCTGTGGTGGCTGTCTGATGGCGACACAACAAAATCCCGTCCAGTACGCCAAGGCGATTCAGTTCCAATTAAACAGCATAGTCACGCCTGTGCCTGTCTATGCAACCTTTAACCGAAACTTCGCTATTGAGCCGAAGTTTGTAACATGGATGTTAAGAAATGTTCACCAAGAAGTTTTTACTGGACAAACTCAAGCAAATAAAAGCATTGACCGTCCAATTTTTCAAATCAGTATTTTCACGCAAGTGATAGAAGATGGTTTCACAATTTCCAATCAAATACTACAATCCTTGCATGGATACAGTGGTTTGTTTGGAGGCGTGACCAACGGGTTTTGGATTGCCAAAGCTGATGTGCAATGGTTGTATAACAGCTATGACAACGAAGACAAATTGGGGCAAGTTTTTTTAGACTGTACCCTCGACATCCCAACATAAGACACGAACAGCAACGAATCGGGGGAAAACAAAATGCCTTTACCATCAAAAGTCTTACCGGGGTTTGTCGCCTCGCTATACGCGCAACCAAGCGCAACACCTACACCATTAACGATCGCGCAATTAGGTACGCTTGCCAATGTGTCAGCTATCACAATCAGCGGCAATTTGGTGCAAGTGGAAGCTGTACCAGCGTTTGGGCAAGACGATGCCGTTGCAAATTATGGCGTTGCTGGCTCGCGTCAATCAGACAAAATTCCAACGCAAAGCGCACCGACTAGCATGACGATTACTGCCGCTTGGAATCCTAGCGACACAGTGCTTCTACTAATCCGCGCAGATGCCTATTCTGGGCTGATAGACCGCACTTATGTGATACAGGCTACCGATGGTACAGGCACGGTAAATTACGCCTTTAATGCCCGTGCTAGTCAATGGCAAATTGATGCCCAGCCCGGCGCAGAGGCAAAGGCGGTTTTTACATTACATCCCCGTGGCAACCAATACGGCTGGACAAACACAGCTTAAACTGGAGAAACTGAAATGGCATTACCCTCAAAAGTGTTACCCGGCTTTGTCGCATCGTTTTGGATGCAGACAACGGCTTCCCCATTCACTACTGCAAACTTGGCTGTTTGGACAGCGCAAGTGGCGACCATCGTTGGCACATCCGCTGGCGGCACGGGCGCGGCTGGCACTGCATTAGCAACCATTGAGGCAGTTCCAGCGTTTGGTCAGGACGACGCTGTTGCTAACTTCATGGTGGCTGGTTCACGCCAAAGCGACAAAATCCCAACGCAATCCGCACCGACTTCTATGACCATCACTGCGGCATGGAATCCATCTGATGCTGGCTTGTTGTTGATTCGTGCTGACGCATATTCGGGTCTTGTTGACCGCACTTATGTGGTGGCGGCTTATGATGGAACGAATACTGTTGCTTATGCTTTTAATGGTCGCGTTAGTCAGTTCCAGATTGACGCACAACCCGGTGCGGAAGCCAAGTGTGTTTTCACCATCCATCCTCGCGGCAATCAGTACGGCTGGAGTAATTCATAATGAAAGTCGCTGACGCTGTTGAAGTGTTGGCGAATACCCGTCAATCCCTTGACGCAGTGGCGAGGGGATTGGAGGTGAAAGCCAGTGAAGTAGCTACGGCACTTGCTAAAGCCAAACCTGATACAACTGAATTTGTTTGCTTAACAGTTCTTGCAAGACACAACCCAGTTGCCGCACCGCCTGAACCACAGGAATAAATATGACAGACACGACAATACAGAACACGGCAGATTTATTGAGTTTTTTGGTTCAGCAATCTGAAACCCGCAAAGACTGGTTTGGGTTCACCCAACAGAAAATGACAGCCGTTAGTCTCGCGCATGAGATTGCGGCTCGTCATGCTGACACAATGTCACCTGAACAAGTGGTGGAGTACGCCAAAGAATTGAACGAATTGCTTTTCCATCGCTTGATTAAGCCCGGCGCATGGAGAATTTAAAATGGCAAAAATCGGATTCAAACTTGAGGGTTTTGATGACCTTTTGCAAACTTTTGACGACATTGCAAAAGAAATCGGTGACAAAAAAGCCAACAGCAAAATACTTGTTCCTGCCGTGCGTGAGGCAATGCAACCGACATTAGCCAAAGCAAGATTGCTTGCGCCCATTGATACAGGCGCACTGACCGCACATTTACAAGTAGAAGCAAGGAGACCTAATAGACGCGACAAGCGGTCTAAATATGTTAACTCCAATGATAATGTGATTGCGCTTGTGACCACAAAAGCATTTCCCAAAAAGCTGAAAAAACAATTTAGCGCAGAAAATCAAAATCTAAGTTCAGCAGAACGCGCAAAGAAATTCAAGGCTTATGTTGTCTCAAGTGGTTTCATGTACGATGCCCGAGCAATAGCCCAAGAATTTGGAACAGCAAGACATTCAGCAAAACCATATATGCGCCCAGCGTTAGAAGCGGCAAGCCCCGAAGTGTTAAGAAAACTAAGCGAAGGCTTGGCGCGTAGGATAGACACTTACAAAACAAAATATTAACAGGAGAAAACATGACACGATTTGCTGATGCCCTTGGCACAAAGTACCAACAAAACAGAGAAAAAATATTCACCCGCAAATTTGAGTTAGGCGGTCATACTTTTAAGGTCAGGATTCCGTATGTTCATGAATCCGATGCAATCTACAAACGCATAAACGAACCTGATGAAGCCAAGGTAGCCGAAGCGTATAAGCAGATGACCGAGCCGCTGATGGTATTAAAAGACCAAGACGCTGGCTTTACCTTTACCGATGACGATGTGCTGATTGAAGGGCGGTCGTTAAAAGAAGCGGCAAAACAAAAAATCCAAGTTGAAATCAAGATAACTGAATTTGTTAAGTTACTTGTGCCTGAGTTAGAAGGCGCATCGTTGGATGACTTAACTTATGAAGAAATTGAAGCCGAGTTTCCAATGGCGGTGCAGATGCAGTTGGTTGAAAAGATTGCCGAAGCTATCAGCCCGACATATAAGGAATCAAAGGGAAACTGATTGGCTCATTGAAAAGTCAAGTCATCACCGCGATGATTTTCAATGGGCATACACATGAAACAATAGCGGAACTGGATGAGGTCACAATGGCGCAATTGCAGACTATGTATGGCGATGGATTGGTTGGCAATCAAGGCTTGCTTAATGTGCTAGGAGTGCTGACTAATGGCGTGTTCAATTACATGAGGGCGGCTGGTGCAAGCCCTTATAAACTAGCCAACATTCTTGGGAATGCGTATGATTACCTATATCCACCGCTGACTGAAGAACAACAAAGACAGCAAGCTAATGACCAGTTGTTAGCGTTCATGAGTCAAGCACCGGGTTTCACCAACGAACGATTCGGGGTAAAAGATGCCAAATAATGTTGGTCGTTTAGGCGTTGTCCTTGGGTTGAATACAGCCGAATTTGTCGCTGGCATAGAAAACGCTGGTAAAAAATTAGATGCGTTTGTCAGCAAAATTGGTGCTGTTGCTAAAGTTGGCGCAACTGCTCTAGCGGCAATGTCAGTCGCGGCTATTAAATTTGCTGACGATATTGCTGATGTTGCCGAAGCCAATGAGGTCACAATAGACACGGTTGTGAAACTGCGTTCAGCTTTACAAAATGCTGGTGGCGAAGCTGACAAAGCTGGCGTGATGTTAGCGTCTTTTGCTAAATTTATTGACAATGCGGCAAGCGGTTCGTTTGAAGCACAACAAGCATTTAAAGCAGTCGGTGTTTCGTTAAAAGACATTGGCTCAATGACGCAAGAGCAACTATTAGGCAAAGTGCTTAATGGTCTTGCAAAAATGGATGATGCTGTTACTCGCACTGCCAAGTCAACGGAGTTTTTCTCTAAAGCGGCAAAGGGTGTAGCGTTTGACAAATTTGCTCAAGAGATGAGCAAAACAACAGACTTGACACGCGAACAAATTGAAGCCGTAAAAGCTGGCGCAGAAACTTGGGGCAATTTAGAAAACATAATAAAGAAATTACAAATGCTGTTAGTCACGGCACTTGGTCCAAGTTTAAAAGCAATTAATAGTCAGATTAGCGAACAGACATTTCCAAAAATTGAAATGCTTGGTAATGCTTTTAATTTTTTAGCAAGCAATATAAACAGCGCATACAAGGCAATGCAAAGCGTTGCAATATTGTTAGAAAAAATTGCAGGCTATTCACTCATCATGCAGACCTATGGCGAATCAAACGCTGGTGCGGCAGAGTTAAAAAAATTAGATGAAGAAACCAATAGGCGGCTTTCTGAACTTAGAAACCAACAAGCAGAATTTGATAGAGTTTTAAGGGGTGAAAAAATTGGGCATAGGGGCGCTGGTTTTGATGACCCAAGATTGCCAAAAGGAACAAGCGGTCAATTACGAGAAACAACTGTTGGTGTAGATACAAAAGCAAAAGCGGCAGAAGCCGAAGCTAAGCGCAACCTTGAAGAACGCAGACGCTACACCGAACAGATGATGAAAGACAATCAAGATGAATTAGAAAAGCGGCAAGCATTTACAGAGCAAATGATGAAAGACAATGAGACAGCCGCTGAAAAGCGGTTGCAGTTGTCAATTGCTGAAATGATGACTGTGCGTGACCAATTGCAAATAGAAGAAAACCGTCAAAGTTTGTTAGATGAAATGGCATTATCTTTACAACATAGCCAAATACAAGTAGGCAAGCAATTAGATTTTGAAAGAGAAATTTTTTTGCTAAATAAAGACAATAAACATTTGACAGAAAATGAAATAGATTATGCGCAAAGAATTTTGCAAATAAGGCAATTATTTGCTGAAAAAGAATATGAAATAAAGATGTTAAAGAACGAACAAAAAATAACAGCAGAAGATGAAGCTAAGGCATTGGAACGCAACAACGAATTGCGACAGCGTTCTATTGACCAAGCAAAAAAACAACTAATGGAAATTCGCAAACAAACAGAAGGCACAATAACGCAAGGCGTACAAAAAGGTTTTGATGAATACATGAAAAACTTACCAACCCAATTTGAAGTTGGTCGGCGTGGCTTTGTGTCTTTAATGGGTAGTATGGAGAATGCTGTTGAACAATTTGTAAGAACAGGCAAATTTAATTTTGGAGATTTTACGCGCAGTGTCATTATGGACATGATGGTTATTCAAGCTAAAGCAAGCGCAATGAACATGATGCGTGGATTAGGAAATATTTTTGGTTTTGGTTCGCCAAGCGTAGATTTAAGTTATGGTGGCGAAACTTTTGGTGCAGTTAAAACAAGTGGATTTGCCGATGGCGGAGACCCACCAGTGGGTCGGGCTTCTATTGTTGGTGAACGAGGTCCAGAATTATTTGTTCCGCGCACGGCTGGCACAATCATTCCAAACAATCAACTTGCAAGTGCAATGGGTGGCGGTCAGACTGTTAACTACAATGGGCCATACATTGCAAACATGAGTGCTATTGATACCCAGACAGGCATTCAATTCTTGGCAAAGAATAAACAGACCATTTGGGCATCGTACCAATCCGCTAATCGTTCAATTCCAATATCGAGGTAAAACATGGCAGTCCCAAATACATTCGCAACAGATACATCACCAATTCCATTAGCGGATTTAGATTCTAATTTTAGCTATTACGATGCTGGATTTTCTCTTACCGGAGCAAACATTACCTACTTGGGAACAACGACTGCTGGTAACTTAGCCTTTACTTGGAACATGACAAGTGCGTCTTGGCTTGTTGGTAATGCTCAAACCACAGGAACAATTATTTTTGGCGGCACGGCTGGCACAGGTGCAATGACATTTGGTCGGTCAACAGGCGCACAGACGCTTAACTTTGGCACGGGCGCAACAACAAACGGCACGACAAAAACAATCAATATTGGAACGGCTGGCGTATCAGGCTCAATCACAACAATCAATATTGGTTCTTCGGTTGCTGGTGCAACTGGCATCACAAACATTAACTCACAAGAAACAAACGTAAATGGTTTTGCCGCTTCTGCGCCTGTGACTGTTAATGCGGCAACCTACACACAACTGATAACCGATTACAGCCTGATTGTGACTACGACAGCGCCAACCATCACATTGCTCGCGGCGGCTAGTTACACAGGCAAAGTTTTGTTTATCAAGAACATTACCGCCACCGCAGTTATCAGCGCCGCCGCCAATGTTGTGCCACTTGGTTCAGCCACCGCAGGAACAGCAATTCTTGCCGCAACTGCTGGTAAATTTGCAATGCTTCAATCAGACGGAACAAATTGGGTAACCATGATGGCAAACTAACATGAGTCTACAAACAATACTTTCTGTCGCTGAATCGGTCAGCATAAACGACCACAAGTTTGCGGGTCAAATGCTGTCGCGGAATATGCGTATCAGCACATCAGAAATTCTGACTGTCCAACCGTTTCAATTTACGATGAAACCAATGAGCTATTTGCAGTACAGCACAAATAGGTCGGTGCTGTCTGCATTGCGTACTGCTGACAGAATTACCGAGCAATATTTGAACTTTGGCACAACTGGCTGGCTTAACTACATTGTTTATCAAGGCGATATGTCCAGCGTTCAGGCAAATGCAACAACAATTCAGACAGGCACAACAGGCATGAATATTGTCTTGGGTAATTTGCCATCAATCAGTTCTGGGGCATTTATAGTCAAAACAGGTGATTTCATTCAGATTGACCGCTATGCTTACATTGCCACCGCAAGCGTTCAGCGTGGCGGCTCATCGACTGTGACCATTCCAGTACATAGAACAGTGATGACCACAGTATCCAGCCCATTACCCGCTGTAATAGGGCAATACGGCACGACAACCAGCTTGGGCGGTTCAACCTATACAGGCATCACATTTCCTGTCGTATTGCGCGAATACCCTACTTACACGCTTGTGCCAATGACTAATGATTCTTTTATTTCTTGGGATGGTGAATTCAATGCTTTTGAGGTAGTGCTGTGAACATAATTGCGCCAGTACAAGATACTAATATTATTCGCTATGCCGACTTTATGCGAATTACTACCGCATCAGCAACATACAGATTTTCCACAGCACCCACAGCAATTACAGTTTCAGCCGTTGACGCATCGCCATTTACAGGATTAAGTCAATTGGTCAATGTAGGTACAGCAACGCGAGATATTAAAAGTACTGCAAATGAAACGACTGTGACGCTGGTAGGAATAGACACTACCATGCTGTCTTTGGTTCTTGGCGCTGGCATTAAAGGCTCAAAGATTGAAATATGGCATGGGTTTTTTAATGCCGCTGGCAACTTAATAACAACAAGCAATGCCGCATGGATTAATTCATCAAATTACTATCTTGCATGGACAAACAACGTAGGCGTTCAAGTGCCTTGGCAAACATCAGTTGCAAATAGTGGTTTGTATCAATACTTTACAGGATTTATTAACAGCTTCAGCATCAGTGAACAATGGATGGAAGAAGTGCGTGGGTATGTCGGGACAGTGACTGTCAGCGCATCCAGCATTCAGCTTATATTGCAAAACCGCACGGCTGGTAGATACACCAACGACAATGCTTGGAAACAATTTAACCCAACTGATACAAGTATGAATAGGGTGAACTTTATTGAAACAATTAACTATCAATTTGGCAAAAACGCACCATCCAACTCATAGGAAAAAACATGATAAGACAAGCAAACAAATTTGACATGGACTCAATTGTGCGGATGCTCAAAGCATACCGAGACAAAGCACCAACGCAATTTTTGCGGGATTCCAGCAATCAAGAGCACATAGAAAAACTGTTAACAAATATCCTTGCTGGCGCGGGTTTCATCTTGCTTGCCATGAAAAAAGAAGAAGCCGTGGGCATGGTGATTGCGGCACAACACCCAAACATTTGGAATCCTGACATAGCCCAAATCAGTGAAATTGCTTTTTGGGTTGATGAAGAACACAGGGGTGGAAAAATTGCACATCGATTGCTTCATGCGTACATTCAACAATGCGAAGATTTAAAGCAAGAAAACCGCATTCATTTTTTTAGTCTAAGTAAAATGCACAACAGCCCCGACTTGTCTTATGACAAATTCGGCTTTGAAAAGCTAGAAGAAACTTGGATTAAATAACTATGCCCGGTTCAATAATTGCCGCCGCCATTTTAGGAACAAATACAGGCATGGCTTATGTTGCCTTGTCGTTTGCCATTAATATGGTTATATCGGCAGTTATTGCAAAACAATTTACGCCTGACTCAAATCAAAACAATACAAATGGCGATGCGTATGACCCCGGCTCGCCCGGCACAAGGTCGCAAGTCGCGCCCGCTGGAGACAATAAACTTCCAGTGATTTATGGTTCTGCTTATGTTGGCGGCATTGTCACTGATTTATCTATTACAAGCGATTATCAAAATTTGTATTACTGTTTGGCATTGTGTGAAGTGACAAACACTGAAAACGGCACAACGCCTGACACAATTACATTTGGTGATGCTTATTGGGGCGGCAAAAAAGTTATTTTTCAAGCCAACGGCTACACAGTTGCATCATTGCTTGATGAGTCCACTGGTTTATATGACACATCAGTAAATGGAAAATTAGAATTTTATTTTTATCGCAATGGTTCAACAAATCCAACTAACAGCGCATTTTTTGCTTATGGCACACAAGTCATGGGCAATACAAATTTGATTTATCAATGGGACAGCACTAAGCTGATGAGCAATTGCGCTTTTGTTATTGTCAAAATTAGATATTCACAAAGCGCAAACTTATTAGGTTTACAACAGACTAGATTTCAAGTTACAAATTCACGCTTTGCACCGGGCGATTGCCTCAGAGATTATTTGTTTTCAACTCGCTATGGTGCGGCAGTACCAATAGCAAATATTAATACCACAAGCCTGACAGCTTTAAATGTTTATTGCGCCCAATCATTCTCATATACAACATATACATCTTCTGGTGCAAGCCAAGCAAGGTTTAGATTTGATGGTTTATTAGAAACAAATAACCCCATCATGACCAATCTGCAATACATGGCTACTTGCTGTGATTGTTTGCTACGCTACAACGAAATCACAAACACATGGGGCGTAATTGTTCAAAGCCCGACATATACAGTAACAATGGCACTTAATGACAGCAACATTATTGGCGCAATCAATGTTACGCCTTTGGACATTGCTTCTTCATTTAATATTGCTGAAGTCAAATTTCCTGACGGCTCATCAAAAGATAGTTTTAACACTTCAACTTTTAACCTTGCAGTATTAAATCCATCTTTGTTGTATCCAAACGAACCAGTTAACAAACAGTCAATTAGTTTGCCATTGGTCAACAATGATGTTCGTGCTCAATATCTTGCAAACCGATTCCTTGAGGCTTGCCGTGAAGACTTGCAACTGCAATTGACAATTGGGTATGTTGGCTTGCAATTAGAAGCTGGCGATATTGTCAGTCTTACAAACTCAAATTATGGTTGGACAGCAAAATTATTCCGCACTTCAAAAGTGACAGAAAAT